TGGTGCTGCATCATTTTGTTGGAAGTATTCTAAAATTATTGGGTCTTGAAATTTATCAAAGAGGCCGGCCATATAACCATTAAAATCTAATTGTGGTTTAGGTACGCCACCTGTACCAGTTTGCAATCCATTAATATTAGATACACCTGGAAATTTTGTTGGCTCTCCTAGTTTCATAGGCCTACCAGGTTGTATTTGTGTAGCGTTTTGTGCTGCTGCTACTTCTCCGGAAGTCTCTGCTGTTAACCCAGTAGCTAAATCATTTACCATACCGGATGAACCTGTTGGGTCTCCTTCTTTTCTAGGAATATACAAATCTGCATATCCTGGGTCTGCTTTCATGTCTGTATTTTTTTTAGCAGCTTGTTCTGATGCACTCAACCTAACCATAGTTTTCATCCTCGTTATTTAAGAAGTTAGCCATGTCTGCTAGAAAATGTACAAATTTACTTTGTTGTTCATCAGATAGTTTTTTCATCATAATTTTTATCATCACGCCTTCTATAGGGCCTGGTAACATGTATTCAAAAACTACAGGGAATTCTTCTAAATCTATAACTAGCTCTTCCATTGCTTCACTTAAAGTTACTTCATCTTCAACATTGTGAAAATTCCAGTCTTCTTGATTAATGATGTCAAAGAATTCGTGATTAGTTTTTGCCATTGGGTCAAAATCTTTAGCCACCTTGTCCACCTCCTTGTGCTGCTGCTTGTGCAAGAACTTGTGCTAATCCCGGTGGAGGTCCTCCTTGTGGTCCTGCTTGTTGCTGACCTGCTTGTGCTAAGGTTGCCTCTTCCGGTGTCATATCCTCACCTTCAGGAGTATAGAACTTTTCTAGAATTGAATTCATGTTTTGAGGATTTTTCTTAATCTCAATTGCAGCCATAGTTGCTTTAGGGTTACCTTGTGCAGCTTGGGCCATAAGACTTTCAAACAAAACATTCTCTGCTCTCTCTGCATTAATTCTTGAATTGATTTGTGATATGTTATCTAATCCATCCATGTTTTCTTGTAAAGTTTGTTTATCAATAATACCTTGTTGTTTTAGCTGTAGGCCTGTAATAATCTTTTGTGGTTCATCGAACCCGGCCATAACACCATAAATTCTTCTTGTCTTGTACATCTCTGCAATATCTTTACTAGGAACATAAGTCTCTTTAAAGGCTGTACCATTTCTAAAACCTGCAATAGGTTTACGCATATTTGCGTACATAGTTTCATCCCACTCTAATCTCTTAGTGTCAATCTGTTCTAAAGCATCTTTAAGAATTACTTGATATTCTCTTACATGCAATGATGCAGATTGTCCTAGTTCTTCTAATCCTCTACCAGTAACAAAAGCGTTAGGCGATTGTCCATCATCTGATACAGGATATGCAGAACCTAAACGAAGATGTCTTTCTAGTCTATCTATCTGTTGGAACAGCTGATAGGGTAGATTGTTTGTTGGTTTAGATACCTGGCTTCCAGGTGTCAAGTAGTTAACTGACAATCGTCCTTTCTTATACTGTCCACTTTCTATCTCGCCAATGATGTTGGTTTCTGTAAACACAGCATCTTCCATTGCAATGACAGATAGAACATTTATCTTCGCCATATTAGCCATCAGGCCTATAACATGATGGAATTGACCTTGCATTTGGTCAAAAGCAAATCTCTTAGCTACTACAAATCTTGGTCCGGATTTTAGAGGGTTAGGAATAAAATCTAATATAACTTTGTTTTCCGGTAAGAAAATGTATGTACCTTCGTCATCATAGTATTCTGCTACAACTTTACCTGTACCACTTTGATTAGCCCAGGTTTTGTCATAACTTGACATGTAGGCCATTGTATTATATTCAGCATCAATCTCATCTAAGATAACATTCTTGTGATTTGGATACAGTTTAGCCAATGTCTCATGTGGAACTCTTTGCACAATAGCTAGTTCTTTAGGTTGTTGACCTTCGCCAAAATATCCAGGGTAACAAAGATAAGGGTCTTTTACTTCTGCATATGGATAAGGAACACCATTAGCATCTTTCTTTTCTTTTAATACCCATACAGCAAAGCCATAACCAGGTAGCCATCTACCAACTTGTGGTAATTGTAATTCTAACTTTTGTTGTTCATCATAAGCATGTACTATTCGTTCTAGTTTTTCTGCTCGTTTTGTAGCGCGTTCACTATCTTTATCATTAAAGATATCAATTTTTAAATCAGGCGCTCTACCTAGTTTTTGTGCAAATCTCTCCATAGCTGAATGCAGCATGTTAGGTGCAGGTATTTGGTTATAATCCATGTCGCGCATTTGTTTACCGAGTAAAGCCTTAATACCATCAGCACCACCATTCATGATTGCTCGTATTTTATCTTTTTCTGAAATCACATCTGCATGTTGCGCTCTAAGTTCATACACTCTGTTATATATTTCGTCTGCTGTTTTCATTATCTCCAATTATCCAAATCCATAGTACTACCTTCATATCCACCAAAAGATGGCTCATATTCAAGTCCCATTGTAGCAAGTCTTTCCTTCTGAAGTCTACGAATAGTTTTCATTGGGAACCAACTAGCCATTACTAAGTCAGACTTTTGTCCAACACTTCTGCTTTTATTCTGTGCAGAACTGAAATACACTAACTGACTTTTATATAAGTTTACCTTTTCTTGGGCCTCAAAGCCAAGATATGGCAAAGAAATTAATTTTTGTTCAAACAATGGTCTCATTGCTGTAACACCAAATATTGGGTCGTGTTTATTAGAATAAGTCTGCGTTCCCTCTAAGAAGATACCATGCTTACCTGCAAAGTCTCTAATAGATTGGTCTTGTCTAATTGCACGCTGAAAACCATTCTCTTCAATAACCCAATGAGAGAGATTGTATTTTACAAACCATTCTTTAATTATTTTAAGTGCTTGTGGAATACCACCTCCAAGTGAGTTCTCCATATCAATCATATACAATTTGTTAGATGCCTGGTCATAACCCCATAAGAATGCAGCTTGATATCCGACTGATGCCGGGTCAAGTCCTGCAATTAACCTAACTCCTGCAGGTACCTGCCCAATTTCTCTACTTTGGTCTCGACATGCTTCTATTTCTACGCTGTCGAATAAAGCCATACCATCAGGCATAGCAACATTAAGATAAACCATTTCGTAAATTGCTCTACCACCAGTAGTTTCTGCAGCAGACTTTCTACCCATTAACCACTTGTAAGTTCTTTTCTTTGCCCACAACATACAGTCCTGGTGAGCTTCATCATTCCAGTCGGGTAAAGTACATCCTGTATCGTGTGCCTCTTCTACTATCGTATTCCAACTTTCGTTGTCTAGTAGATGAGAATATAAATCGTCATAGTGTTGCCTGGAGCCAATAACGATTAAAGCTGTATGTTCCTCTTTTCGAGAAGATAATGTTGTTGTCCACCAGGTTCTTGTGTTCTCTCTTGATGCAGGTTGCATTGTAGAAGAGTGGTCCTCTAAGTCATCGCCTATGATAATATCACAATCTCGTGAAAGAATTTTTCCACCCCGACCGATACCAACCATGGTAGGAGACTTAATCCCGGTAACAGTACGAGTACCAACAGTAAACCCACTTTGCGACCACGCTTTTCCTGCTCTGCTAGTTGGTTTAAAACTTTTTCCAGGTGGGCAGAGTTCTTCGATAAGTTTTTCATTGTTCTCTAACTGGTCTATTACTGAAGCGACAGCATTCTTAGATATCTCTTCATTACCACCTACCCACAATATTCTAACATTAGGGTTCTTGATTATAAGCCATACTGCAAAATGAATTAGTAGGTCAGTCTTGCCATGTCGAGGAGGAGATAGTATCATCTGCTGATTTCCATGTTCTATAGCTTCAAGAATAGATTTAATCCATCTAATGTGAAACTCCGGAGTTTGATAGGGTTCACCAGTTTCTGTTTGAAAATACCTATCTCTAAATATTTTAAAGTCAGCTAATGACTTCTCTGCTTTAGCAGGTAAAGTCCAGTTCTCTGCTTTTTCTTTTGTCTCCATATCTTCTATCCATGCAGCATACGCATAAGATAGAGCAGCTTTTGTACAGCCTAAAATTTCTGCAGCGTCTTGTTTTTTTAAATCACCTTTAAGAATAAG